ATGCTGACAAAGATTAATGGTAGAGTTCATAAAGTGAAATTAGAAAACTGTTTTTTAGAGCCTTACGAAGTAGCTGAACTTATGAATGAAGCAGGAGAGCTAAGACTATCTGAAATAGTATGGAATCTAAAGGGAGAAACTACTGTATCTCTTATAGACTTTATTCATAGATATTTTAAAAGGGTTGAAGATGTATGACTTATTGCGAGCGGAATTAGAAAAGAAAAATGCTTTTTCTACAAAAATGCCTAAATTCTTTACTGACCTAGCTAAGAGTATTCCAAATACTAGAGTTTCAGATAAGATGAAACTAACGATAGCTGTAAGTGAATTTATTTTGTTTGCTTCACAATTTAGACGAAATATCTTACACTGGAATACTAGCTCTATACCTATTAATGCTATTACGTTTTGTATAACCGGTAGCGGAGTAGGTAAAGATAGCTCTATAAATGCTATGCGAAAGAATTATAGGCTAGGTTACGAGTTTATAAACTCTGTTAGAGAGGGTAAAGCCATAGAAGCAGCAATTAGGTCTGCTAAGAATAAAAATCTAGCTAAGGCAGATACTCCTGAAGTCTATTCAAAGTTTTATTCTCCACCTATTCCGTTATTTGCAGCTCCTTCAACGGTTGAAGGCTATATAGCGTATCTAAATGAAATAGATGAGGATGGTATAGGAGCAGGATTTATAACTAGCTCAGAGTTTGGTTCAGAGCTTTTAGTATCTCCGGTCATTACTTCAAACCTTCAGTTGTTATCCGAGATGTACGATGAAGGCAAGAAAGAAGTAAAGGTTATAAAGGATAAAGAACGTCAATCTAAAGAAATTAAGAACCTTCCAGTATCAGCTTTGTTCGTAGGAAGTCCAGACAATATATTATTTGACGATACGGTAAAAAGAAAATTCAAGATTGAGTTTAGTTCAAAGTTAGCTAGAAGAAGTTTCTTTAACTATAATGTTGAAATACCTCCTCAAAAAGAATATAGCAAAATTTCTGAGATGATTGCCGATGAAATAGCTTTAGAGGATACTGCTAGAGAAATTATAACGGCTTATGAAAATATATTCTTAGATATTGCAAAAAAGCAGTATGAAAAACGAAAGATACCTTTAACGGTATCTAAGGAAGCTATTGCTTTGTTTACTACATATCGTAGGTATAACGTAGAAGCTAGCGATATGATTAAAAAGCAATACCCTATATCTAAGATCGTTAGAGCGCATATGCAGTGGAAAGCTTTAAAGCTAAGCGGAGCAATCGCGATCTTTAAAGATCACGACACGATTACCGAAGAGGATTACTTAGAAGCTATTAGATTCTGCGAGGTCTTAAATGAAGATATGATGAACTTTGAAATAGAGTTAGTTAAAGAACCTTATGAGCTTTTTGTTTCCTTAGTTCAACAGCTATTAGAAAATAATAAGTGCTTCGTAAATATCCACCTTCTTAAAAAGCTAGGCTATATTCAAGGAAGCTCAAACATATCTCAAAGACTTAAAGAGCTTGCTACATTAGCGGGAAGTTATGACGAAAGCGGAGTATATAAAGCTGTTGAAAACGGTATTGAATACTCTAAAATAATTAAAACGAATGCTCTTGGAGTAAGTTACTTAGAATGTAGCGGAACTAAGGAAGAACGTCAAAGTAAGTGTGCAAGCGGATACAACTATGCAGAAGTCGATTTCAAAGCTTTAGGAGATATGCTTTTGAAAGACTATGCGTATAGCCCGTTTAAGTTCAAAAACGGAATAAGAGGTAAAGCTAATATTGAAGGAGGAACTAAATGGATTGCTTTAGATGTAGATAAATCTATATTTACGGATGAGCAAACTCATTTAATTCTTCAAAACTTCAATCACCATATCGTAAGAACTTCTAATCAAAACAATCCTAATAAATTTAGAGTATTACTTGAGTTAGATAGCTTTGTAGATCTAGACGATAGAACATATAAAGCTTTTATTGAAAGTATAGCTGAGTATTTAAACTTAGATATAGATCCTTTACCTAAGTCTCAGATATTCTTTAGTTATGCCGGTAGAAAAGTTTATTCCGTTACAGATAAAGAGCCTATCGAAGTTAGATTGCATCTTATCAACGCAAATAACGAAACAAAACCTAAAGTGCCTTTAGATTCTTTGTCAGATCCTCAAAAGAAAGCTTTACTATCTTCTCCATTTGATACCTTTAGATATGCGTTTGAAGCTAATCAAGGCGAAGGTAGTATTAGCCTTATTCGTGCAGCTAAGCATGCTAAAGATCTTGGAATGGATAAAGAAGGAATACTAAATCTAATGGAAGAGATTAACTCTTACTGGGAAGAACCTATGGAACAGACTAGGTTTGAAAATACAATTTTAAATCAAATTAGAAATTGGAGTATGTAATGGCAACAAGATGTTTAATCGGATGTAAAGATCCAAATACTGGCAATATAGATTATATATACTGTCATTGGGATGGTTATCCTCAAGGCGAAGGAGGTGTAGGAGATACTCTAAAAAGATTTTATACATCTAAAGATATGGTTAAAAAACTTATATCGTTAGGAGATTTAAGTTCTTTAAGACCTAGATTAGCTCCTGATTTAGGCGAAGAACATACGTTTGAAAACTTTCTTTCAGACGTGTGTATATTCTACCATAGAGATAGAAAAGAACCTTATGAAGAAACAGTTCATAGAACTAATGTGGGATTTGAACTAGATCCTCCTTTAGGTCCTGAATATCTCTATTTATTTGAAAATGGTAAGTGGAAGTATTGTGAGAAAAAACACGATTGGAAAGAGTTATGAACTTAAATAGAAAACAGTTGATAGTTTATAACTGGTTTATTTCAGCTATGCCAAAAGACACTAGAACAGTGCTTCTAACCGGAGCGGCAGGAACGGGTAAAAGTTATCTTATATCTAAAATAGCTCAAAATTTTAAAGGTAGCGTACTTATAACGGCTACAACGAATAAAGCTAAGGCTAATTTAAAAGTAGCTACAGGTAAAGAAGCTTATACGACTCATTCAGCCTTAGGTTTCGTAATGATTCGCAACGGTACGCAAGAGTATCTAAGCGATATAAACGAAGCTAGAGAAGCAGATCTTTTAATAGTAGATGAAGTATCTATGCTACCTAATCAAGTTTATCAAAAGATTCTTAAAACCCCTTATAAATACATTTTATTCGTGGGAGACGAATGTCAGTTACCGGCAGTAGGGGTGAAAGCTAAGATTCAAACAGACTTAAGCATAAATCTAACGCAACAAATGCGTCAAGATGAAACGGATGTAAAGCTTAAAAGGTATATGGAAAAGCTAAGAGAATCCATTAAATCCAAAAAACTTCCGGATTTCAAACAAGACTTACCTAGCAATATTGAAATGTACGAAGACCATAAAGAGTTTTGTAAAGCTTATCTAGACTGTGAGTCTTCTAAAAGAATCTTAGCTTACTCAAATAAAGTAATTGATGCCTATAACAATAACATAACCGGTAAAGAAAGATATAAAGCAGGAGATTTATTAGTTATAGATAAACCTTTAGGTAAAGCTAAGAATGGAGATATAGTCGAGGTTATAACTGCTGGAGAGTATGAAGATAGATTCGTAGTAAGGGTATCTTTTGACGGAAATCAGTATGGTTTTTACGTTATGAAGTCTAAAACGCTTGAAGAAAAATTCTTAAATAAAGCCTTAGATCTTGGACAAGAGTACTATTGGAGTACAGTAGACAGTATCTATCACCCTAAACATATCTATGCTTCTACAATTCATAAAGCTCAAGGACAGACAATAGAGGAAGTCTTTATAGATGCTAAAGATATTGCTGCTCAGTTAGATAGAAAACCTTCGAGATATAACCGTTACAATGGTCCTATATCTAATGAAGAGTTTTTAAAACTCTTTTATGTCGCATTGTCCAGAATGAAAGTTAAAGCTCATGTCTTCATAGGAGAGAAAAGATCGTATAAAAATTTGAAAGGAGAAAAATGAATCCGGAAATATATAAAGTTTTAAAAGAAATCTTTGAAGGATTTCAAAAGATACTTGCTTTAGTTACGCAAGAAGAGGATAAGAAGTATAAAAGTTCTACTTTAATAGACGACATTGCCTCAGAAGTGTTAAAACCTACTCAAGTAAAGAAAGATACAACTAACCCTTTCACAGTAGAAGAAGTTAAAACAAGATATTGGGGTGAAAGTGAACTTAAATCTGTAGCATATTGCGCAGATGAATCTACTCCTAAATCAAAAAGAACTTTAGAGTACTTGTTACGAATTCTTCCTAAAGAATATACCGAAGCTTCTGTTAGATCTAAACTAAGACGCTTAGGATACGCTGTACGTAAGGGAGTAATATGTCAGAAATAAAGGTTAATATAATTAAAGTAAGCGAATACAAGGTGTCTATAGAATCAGCTAAAGACGAGAACGAAGCAATACAAAAAGCTTTAGAATACTTCCACGAGCTTCCTCCGCAATGTCAGGAAGCTTTGTTAGTAAATACAGAATGGCAGGAGAATGTAGAGTGGAATTAAAACCTATGAATTATAGAGAAAATTACGAAGGATTTATACCAGAAGGGGCTTTTAGAATATCTCCGTCAGCGGTATCTAAATTTGCAGATAAGAAATGGGAGTGGTATCGTGCCCAAGTATTAGGTGAAGAGGTGTTTAAAGGTAATTTTTTCTCAGTGTTAGGCTCTTGCGTGCATAGAATAGCAGAAAGCTATACTAAGTTACAAAAAGTAGATAAACAAGAGTTGTATGGCTATATAGATTCTAGCGAATGTCTTGAACAAGAGGAGAAAGACCGTATTAAAGATCAAATGATACCTATGGGTCAAGTATTGATAGATTATCTAAGGGTTCACGGTATTCCTGAAAAATCTGAAGATGCTATATGTGTAGAACTAATGCCGGGAGTATACGTAGGAGGTACTGCGGACGCTCTTATAGGAGATACGATAGTAGATTATAAAACTACTTCTAAAATAACTCCAGACGATTTTATACCTATGCACTATAAATGGCAGTTGCTTACTTATGCTTGGGTATACAGAAAACTAGGTGTAGACGTAACTCGTATGCGTATAGTATGGATTACTCAAAATATAGTAGGACGAATTAGCGAAAAGACTGGTAAACCTATGAAAGACTATCCGTCTCAAGTTGTTCCGGTAACGGAGTTAATAACTGACGAAGATATGGAGTTTATAGAGCAATATCTAAAACTTATAGCCGAGACATATCTAAAAGCTAAAGAGTGTCCAGAACTAACTTATCTTCTATATTCTGATTATAGATTAAAGGAAGCATAATGCCTTATAAAGTGTATCAAGTAAAAATAGAATATACAACAGCAATATCGGCTATTATGAATAACTATGATGCAGACCAAGCATCTGATTTAATTTCAAAAGATCAATGGAATCTTATAGCTTCATTTAGTAGTTTTGAATATGCTTCTTTATTTATAGACGCTATATGGGAATCTAGGGGATTTGAACATTTATACACAATAAGAGAGGAGAAAGATTAGTGGCAAATACTGTAAAGCTTTTAGTTGCAGGATATGAAGCTAGTGGTAAATCTACCGTTACTTCAAAAGTAAAGAATGCGTTAGTTATAAATTTTGATAAGAAAGAGTACGGTTTTCAAGTACCTCACGCAAATTTTAAAAAGTATGAAGGTATAGATAGCGTTATAGATTTCATAAACGATAAGATTTCTAGTTATAAAGAAAAGTTTGGAGACTTTCCTAAAGTCGTAATATTAGATACTATAACTCAACTGTATGCGGCTATGACCAAATACAATTCAGTAAAGTATTCTAATTTTAAAATACACGAGCAAAATAATATAGATACTCTTGAACTAAATAATTATATTGAAAATGTTTTGATAGCTAATGGAGTATCTGTTATAGCTGTAGCTCATACGGTAGTAGATCCTGATAGCGGTCGTCATATTATTCCGGCTCAAGGTCAGTTTGCTAAAGCAGGATCTTGGTTATCTATCGTAAATGACGCTATATTCATTGAAAAATCAAGCGGTAAACTGATAGTGTTTTTTAAGAGTTTTAAGTATCCCGCAAGGAGTACTTTGAAAGAGTTGCCTGAAAAGGTCGATATGGATAAATTCGATATTAATGAATATATCCAACAACTTCTAACTTCTAAAGTAGAAGCAGAGGAATACATATTATAAAGGATTTAAATGGCATTTTTTACACCTAAGGTAGACACCAAAGCGATTGCGGAGTCAGATTTTGAGTATATTAAACAAAGCGGTATTTACGATTGTAAGATTAAGTTTATTAGCGTAAAAGTAAATGATCACGGAGCTAGAAGTTTGGACTTTAACGTAGAATATAAGGGTAGCAACCTTACTCTATACGGTTTAAAGCTAGACGATAACAAAGGCAATGAACACTTCCAACGTAAGATATTTAATAAGCTTTGCATTATAGCAGGGTTAGAGTCTATTGATGAACCAGTAGAAAGAACTGAAATAGTCGGTAAAGATAAGAAAGAACAAGAGTTTAAAGTCCTTGATCAGTTCGATGAACTTGAAGTTAAGATTAGAATTAGATATAGATATTCTAAGTACGAAGGCAAGATCAGAGAGAATCCTGAAATAATGGGCTTTTATAGAATTAGTGATGGAGCTACGGCAGCAGAGATTGTAAATGATACTGAACCGGGAGTACAGCTTGAAAAAGATCTAAAATATGCTTCAGAGAACAAGTATGATGACGGTTTAACTATAGCTGAAGTAGAAGCTTGGAAAGCAGAAGGTAGAAATAAGGACTCTGTTGCTACTCAACCTAGCGAACCAGCAAAGAAATCTAATCCGTTTAAAAAATGATTTTATGCGGAATAGATCCCGGAGCTAACGGATCTATCGCAATATTTGACGGTAACGAAATATACTTTAAAGACTATAAAACTAAAGGTTTATTATCTTATATTGAGTTACTTACTGATTTTTCCCCTGACCTATGTATAGTTGAAAAGGTTCATTCTATGCCGGGTCAGGGAGTATCTTCAACGTTTAGTTTCGGTCAAAGGTTAGGAGAAATTGAAGGTATGTTAATAGCTCTTAACGTACCTTATCAATTAGTTTTACCTAGAGTCTGGCAAAAGAATCTAGGTTTAAACCCTAAAGCAACTAAAAAAGACATTGCTTCCGTCCTTCTTAAATTGTATCCACACGCTCAATTATATGGTGCTAAGGGTGGTTTGTTAGATGGACGTAGCGATTCTTTAGGTTTGCTTCATTACGCGAGGACAACGTACAATGTTTTATAAAGATTTCGTTAAAAGCGTTTCATCTCTTTCAGATGTTCCGCAAAACAAGGTAGATGCAGTATTGAAAGCTTTACCGAAAGTTTTAATTAAAGAGGTTTTATCTAAGGAAGATAAAGTAAATATACCTTATTTTGGTACTTTTTATACGAAACGTCGCAAAGGTTATATAAACGATATCAAATTTAACACTATTGTAAGTGGTTTTAAATTTTCTAAAAATATTAAGGATAACGTGAAGAGTAATGCAAGTAAATGAAATACTAAAAGAGAGACAAAGTACCCACGGTGATTTCAGTAACGTTGCTAAGGTAGCTCAAAATCTAAAAGATATTTTTTATGAAAATTTACAAGGAGGTTTGAGCAATATTCAAGCAGAAGCTATTGAAATGATTTTTCATAAAATAGCTAGGATAGCTAGCGGAAATGCAAGTTTCAAAGATCACTGGAACGATATAGCAGGATATGCCATATTAGCTAGCAAAGAAAACTTAGATGACTTAGACGACGTTATAAACTGTATCGCTTACGGAAAGAACGAAGATGAACGAAGAGAAGCTATTAGAACTTTTTTCGAGAGCATTCGAGACGAATCTGTCAAAGATCGTGAATGCTCTTGAGCTAAGAGAGCTTCAAAGACTCTATCCTAAAAAGATTCGAGGGAACATCAAAACCGCAGAAATGTTAGGCATTACGCCTAACGCTTTGCGGCTTAGGGTTTATAAAGGAGAATATCTAGAGGGAATTCACTTTAAGAAAATTTCGGATAGAATATTAGTTTGGGATAGAGACATTCTTTTACGAGAAAGGTTTAAGAATGAAGCTATATAAAAAGAATAATAAGATATATGTCGATTATTCACTAGGTGCTGAACGTATAAGGAAGTCTTTGAAGTTAGAATGGAATAAGACCAATCTAAACTACGTTAGATCAGAAATTATACCTAAGCTTTTAAAACAAACCGAATATTGTAAGGAGTATACGTTATACGAACTATTAGATATGTTATTAGAGCAGGTGAAAATATACAAGAAACCGTCTACGGTTTATAGCTTAATTACTCTAATTTCTACA